CGTCGGCGCTCATAAAACGGTTGAATAACCCAGCGGCCCTTACCGTCTTTCTTGTACTTCTGCTCAATCCCAGCAATCATGTTCTGACCACTCTGCGTATTGGACTGACGTGCGGTCTCTAGCACGCTGAAGGCCGAATAGGGTCGCTTATCCGTGAAACGAATGCGCACAATGCTCTGTGTGCCACGACGGCCACGGCGGCGAGTACCAATATCGATTTTGGTGCCAGGCAGTTTCCACACAAACGGTCCACGCAAATCCGGACTCTTGCTCGTGCGTGCAATCCGTGACGAACGAGACATGCCCGACAATGGAGAACCGCCCCGAGGAATGTTCTGCTGCAACTCCCGCGCATACGGTTTGATTTCTCGCCGGAACTCACGTCGCATCTCGTTAAACAGGTCTTTATCGACTTTGCGCAGTTCATACATTGCGCGGTCAATATCGACATCACGAATGTCGAAAGACAGCATTTCAGGAGATCCGGCGCGTGGCATATCTCCTAGTTTACCGGCGAGCCTGCCTCTGAGATTTGGAAACCATGTAGCGGTAAATAGTCCACAGCATCCGCGGTTCCATGCTCAACAATTCCGACGGAGGCAAACCCGTCTCCACCGCAATGGTGGCAATCATCCAGTGAAGGCTAGAGTGTCCTAGCCCTTGGATTTTTTTTCGTCCGCCTGCGATACAATCGCAACCGACTCAGCCCACTTCTCAAACTCATCCTTTGTTTTGCCCTGACGTTTCATTGAATGCCATGCAAGAAAGAACAAATGAGTAAGGCGAATTTCCTGCTCCAACTTGACCACGCTCAAATCGAAACGTGACTCGAACGCAATCAAGTCGGCAGCAATGCAGGTAACGGTCTCCTCTGAGCCGTCAGCAAAACTAACTGTAAGTGAAATAGGGTCCATGACCCTTATTCAATCACAAATTAGGAAGTCGCGCGAGTGATTCCCGCAGTGCCAGCAGTCGGCCAGGTCAGGCTCTGCGTGGCCAAGTCGCCCACTGAGGACGCCAGCGGTTGTGTTTGCGAAACAAGAAAAACGCCAGTGTATGACGGATTCGTGCTCGAGACTGATCCACTGGTCGGAGTCACAACCACAGTTGCGAGGCTGCCAAAGTTGCTCCAAATCGTTGAATCCACAGCCTCAGAACCGGCAGTGCCAAAGTCCTGGTGGAAGTCAAGGGTGATGGAACCGTCTTTGAGGCCCGCGATGCGAGTCCTGAAACCAACGCTAGAAAAAGCGGTTGTCTCGATTTCGTCGGTAGAAATGTCAAGTGTGACCGCAGCAATGTGGTCGCTGAAGTCCACAGAATTTATGGTTGTCTTTACGTCGGTTGCGACGAATTTCGCCACGGTTTACTCCTTAGTTTGCTCGAGCCACAACAGTGAATGTTGCAGTCAAATACTCTATGTCTCCAATACTAACCGACGTGATGTTATTCATTTCAGTCACTACACAATCGAACGCGGCCCCGCCGAGCGTGCGGTCAGACTCAATCGCATTCTTCACCGACCCTGACCCAGTTTGTACATAATCATGTACACGTTTCTGTGCTCGCCGTTCTGTCACGCGAGACACAATCACCATGACATCGAACGTGTAATTGGTCAGCCCACCGGCAAACGCACGGTCATATTCAACAGCCTGCAAAGCAACAACAGCAGCAGGCATCGTCGGATTATCCGGAATGACCTCATAGGTGCGAATGCCAGAAATGTTTGCCAGGTTGTTTGCAATGCCCTGCGACATGGCAGTGATATCGCTCACGCCATCCGCACTTTCTTAAACGGTTGAACCAGGCTCGCAATGTCATAGTCCCGTGAGGAGACCCTGACTGCTCCCACGTCGGAGAATCCAGCAATACCCAGTGGGGAGTCGTAGCGCTTGTAGTGACGCATGGCCAGAAGAATGGTTCCCTGTTTAATTGCGGTAGGAATAGAAGCCCAGCCGAAAGTTCCAGTGACCTGCACCGTGGCCTCCTGCGCGTTCACATTCGACGGTTCCCATACAGGAAACAGATAGTCGCCGATAGCACGAATCCGAGTCGTCGGACTGACGATGCCGCCCGCCTGCGAGTTAAGCGGCTCCAACTGGGCATCATTTGATAGATCCCAAGTGATATCGAAATTCACGCCACCGCTAGAGGTCTTAAGAGTGGTCAAGGATACGAGGTCATCAATCTCGACTAGGAAGGAATCAGTTGGAACATATGTTCGAACGTCATCGGCGGTTTGATAGAACACACGTTCGCACATCCCATCAATGTCACGCGAAGCCGATTCAATACACAGTTCCAGCAAGGTGTCGTCAATGTTGTCTGTGATGCGTAACGCGGCCTTTACATCAGACAGCGCCGCGTAGCCATTAGTGATCGCCATATAGAAGCCTCCGCCTCTAGTCTACCGTCGATGCTCAACCCAGTTCCGAAGCGGACCAATCACAGCAGACCACTCCAAAGACTCTGCCTCTCGACGAGCCCTCACCGAATAATCCTCATAGTGGTCAAACACAACTCGGATTGCACCAATCGCATCACCAACACTGGTCACCACAGGGGTCGAATATCCTCGCGCACCAATCTGAGTCGTCACCACCGGCACGCCATAAGACAACGCCCGGCCCACCTTCAAATGAGTTCCCGAACCAGAAGCCATCAAATTCACAAACACACCGGCTCGCATAAACAAGTCGTCGAGAATCTCATCGCTCACCGGCCCCAAAAGGTCCACATTTGGCGCGTCAGTTTTGACCGCCTGACTACACCCACCAGCAATCACAATTCGAAAGTCCGGCAGATAGGTTGCCAAATCTGCTAACCATTGCGCACCCTGCACATTCGGTCCATAAAAAGAACCAATAAACAGGAGCATCTTCTCCGGCTCACGATCCGTTACATCCGGCAACGTGACCCCATTGGGCAAATACATGCCGTCAAACGCGCCATATTGGTTTCTAAGCGCCTGTGCGTCACTTTGACTGCAATACGTCACCAAGTCTGCTTGAGTCACTGCACGGCGCTCCAGCGTCTTCACATGCAAATAATCGGGCACCATCGTCCCAAACTGTGTGGAAAAATGCTGCGCCTCCGCGTTATGCGCATCGTACACAAACGGCACACCATCCGGGATAAAATCAATCAACCAAGGATGTTCCAGAATCACCAAATCCGGTTCCAAGTTTTTAACCGATTGAGCAAAATTCGTTAAATACTTTCTGGCGAGATGTGGCATCGAATCAAACGTGGCCACACCCAACTGCCGCATCTTCACTACATGGTTGATCGCGTCCTGATTGGGAGAGAGAACCTCATAATTTACGTTGCCAATCTGTTGCGACGATTCATCCCCACCCCAAGACAATGCGCGAACACTAATCGATCCCAACCGTGACAGTACATTCCAGCATCGTTCCGCCCCTCCAAAATGGGCAGGCAGAATCGAGAACGGAACTAGACCGACAACATTCACCCTTTAACCTTTTGAATCATCCGATCCCACAACAGGCCATCAGGTTGCATGGCCCATTTCGGGTCCCGCCAATCAATCAACTGCACGGCGTCACCTTGTAACACCACATTATGAGTTTTCAAGTCACCGTGAGGTTCCGTGGGTTTCACCTGCTCAAGCATGTCCACCACCTTTGACCGCGAAGGATAAATGGGTCCCATCTGCAACCAGGTTTCCAAATTGATGCCACGATGCCAGTCCGACCTCACGCCACGAATCGTCCCAGTCTTCGACTCATAATCAGCATGAATTTGCATTTCGGATGCACCCTCCGGGCTCCCCCAATACGCCTTACTCAGCGAGGGGTTCTGATCCTCTAGCAATACCATTGGACGTTTAGGTCCATTCAGGTGAGATTTGTGTCGAGCCAACACTTCACCGTCCTCCGGAATGAAAGTATCCTTCACAGACGCTTGACCGCAGGCGTTCGCTTCTGTTGGCAGTTCCAGAATCGTGACAAAACCCAATCGCCGAATCTGCGTCAACACGTCAACATAGGATGCCTGGAAATGGTGCGTCACAGATAAGCCCAGCACTAAATCAAAATGTTCCACATCAGCCAACGTGGTCAAATCAGACAAACTCATATTCTGCTTGACAGCCAACACACGGTCATTTTCATTCTGCTGCGCCACCCGTGCGAGACCATCTCGAATCTGACTCTCCACTGCCAACACTGTGCAGTCAAAATCCTCCGCCAAGCGAAACGAATAGTAGCCAAGATTTGCGCCAATATCTAACACAGTAAAAGGCCGCTTGAATCGTGACGCAACCTCACGGATCACTTCATAGCGTGGCGCACAATCCCGCTCACCACTCGCAACCTTCTTCCCCCTGACCCAAGTGTCCTGATACTTATCCATTAAAGTAGTCCTTCCAAAATGGCAACCATTTGTGCTGCCACACTCGTTCCACATCAAACTCTTTAGCGAATTCGCGTGATTCCTCATCGACACCGCGCGGTGCCTCATAAGCCAACTTGAGTCCCTCAACGATAGAACTAATCAAGGGAATCTGATAAAAGGCACCCTGAGTTTCATCCCATAGAGGCTGTCCCGCCAAAATCCAGGACGAGGGTCCCGCCAAATCTGCCATCGCGGTCCATGAACCCGTCAGCACAGGGGTTCCGCAACTTTGTGACTCGACAAGCGGAATCCCAAAACCTTCTCCCAAAGATGGCATCAACAACACGTCCGAGGCTGTATAGATTGCCGCCATTGTTTCTACTGGATAGCCCGTTCTC